TCGAAAAGATAGAGCTTAAAAACTGCGCTCTCAGCATCATCGTCAACTACTAATGTTTGACGAATGACACCACCACCGCCACTCCCGCACAAATAATCCAATTCTAAAAGACCCCCAACAACATCACCATCAGTGTAAGCACCTGCGGTAACGACCAACCCTGTATCTAAAGTTCTTGTTTTATTGATTATATCAGTCATATAGACCCTCTTATCTTATTCAAAGAATACCGAAAAGTTTGATGATACAGGCAAGTTATCATTACTAGCATTAAATATACGCACTCTAATATCAGTTTTGGGTTCTAATTTAATTGGGAAGCGCCAGATTTTTACATATCTTGCAGCATTCGAGGCTGATTGGAATATATCATGCTCTACCCACGCGCCACCGAAAGGGCGAGATTGTATAAAACCTTCCACAAACCGACTGGCGGCATTACTCACGAGCGTCGCATCATAATCTGTTAACCATCCAAAATTATAGTTGGCTGGGATAGTAAATGCTGCTTGTGTTGTTTGTCCAAACCCCGCTAGAATTTGCGCTAGAATATTTGTGCCATCATCAATTGTTATCGTTCCAACAGATGTTTCATTAGACCCAGCAGTTGTCACCTTTGCACGAAATATCCGAATATAGTCATTGACAGGATTAACATCTGTAAGACCGGTCATCGTGACGGTTTCAGATTGAAGTTTATAATCGGCATCTAAGCCCACAATTTCTAAGGTTCTTGCACCTGTACCCGCTGCCGCATCTGCGGCATCAGTAGATACAATATCAATATTCGCGGCAGCTATAACCGATGTAGGCCAATGTACCATGCCGCCCCATGCCACAACATCTTCATCAGGACCAGTACTCGCATCAACATCGGGGTTGTATCCAAATTTATTGATATAATCGCCTACTCTAGTCGGTGGACGCTCTTGAATAATCGTCATAAGGTCTCCAAAAATAAAGCAAAAGCCATATCAACAAGACATGGCTATTATTATTATAAGAATGTCACATTCGTGTTCTGCGCTTCGTACCATACGCCTTGATAAGCAACCACAGTTACTCGATCACCAGCTGCGCCGCCGTATGTTCCAACATCGGCAGCACCACCATTGATACCCGTTACAAGGCCTAGTGTATGGGCATTTGCAGTTGTGGCAATGAATGTCAATCTAATGCTATCATGTGTTGTTGCTGTCGGGTCCACTAATGTCATAGCAGCAACGCCCGCTTTAGTAATGAAGTAGGTTGTATTGACCAATGGTACGCTAATAGCACCATCAGCAGCAACCGCCTCAAATGGTTCTTGAATACCTGCATTGAGTCCATTAGGAAAACTGGTTTGTGGAAAAGTCATATTTAGCCTCCTCAGCTAATAGGGTAGGTTTCCCTACCCATTGCCATCTCATAATATCTTATGAGGGGTTGCTACCGAGAATCCAGCGCCAATCACTCCAGCCAAAGCTATAGCGATTGTAACCACGATATTTACGGATGAAGGTATCAAAGTCGCCATCAGAGCCAAATTCCAGCATGATGCGATCATACCATTTCAAATACCTGTTTGACATGGAACTATCAACGATGAACCACGCGTTGGAATCTGTCAGATATGGATCTACAATTACTGTCCAGTTGCCTGCTTGAACGTTAATTGCATTGTTGGCGTTTTCAGGAATTTGGGGGCTTGCGGTGACTTCAATGGCTGTTTTCCGCAAGGCACGCGGTACAACTAAGACATCGGGAAGAATTGTAATTTCTTCGCCCAAGTCATCCCCAAAATCTTGCATTTGCACAACAGCAGTTTCAAGATTCGCGCTATTGAGTGCCAATGCTAAGGTATTTGATACGGTTGTTCCTGTTTCAGATTGTGAAATCGGATGTGAGGCATTGACTAATGATACGCCATCATAGCCCGGGAATGATGCACTAAAGGCATTGTTAAAGGTACTCGCACCATCTTTGCGACGCTTACGACCAAAAGCCGCACCCATCTCAGATGCACTACGGAAAATGCCATCATATTGCATATCATCATTGAGCTTGCGTTCAACTTGGAAGCCCTTCGCAAATTCGGTATGCACATACTCAATTTCATAATCTGGTTGCACGACATGATATTCAACTTGCCCTGTAAATTCTACAGGGTCGGTGAATGAGCCAATCCGAAGATCGGTTTCCTTTGCTTTGCTTGATGTCGTCATATTGTAAAGCGGCATCACACCACTACCGTCACCTAATTCCTGTGCATATTGCAAGTAGAAAATGTCAGTTAGGATAGGGTCTAAATCAACTAATTGTTGGAATTGTCCAGATACTTGAACCATGATCTACTCCTTTATAATTGCAAGAAATGCGAACCAGCAAAGGTGACAAGCGTGTCTTCCGATGCGGTGCTATCTTCAACGACGATTAAATCTGCATTTGAGGAAGCAGCGACTGTTTTGCCACCTGCCCCAATGTCTAAGGTAGCACCTGCTAGACGTGCATTGGCATCAGCTACACGATAGACTGCATTTTTATTTGTGATAACTTGGCATGATAAGCCATCATCTGTGTTATCACAATCCTCTGTCGTAACCCCATAAAGCGCTGTATCGGCGGTTACTCCGATTGTCAATTCACCTGTTTCTAAATTGACAATTGTACCAGCAGTCAACACAACGGTATCGGCTACTGTTTGGTCACGTAAAACTGGCGTACTTTGATCGAGCGAGTACGCAAATTCAAAACCTGCCATTTCTTATTCTCCTGTTTGTCTAGGTTTTCGTTGAGCTTTTGCATAAGCTGCGACATTCTCGTCTTTCACGTCAAACCCTGCACGACGCGCTCGGTTTGCCATTCTCAGATGTGCTGCTGATAGAGGAGCATCTGTGTTATTCGTGCCAGCCCCACTACCACCATCCAAATTCGGTGGGCTAGGTTTACCAGTCACCGTTAGTAAACTTGCATTTGCATCTAACCAAGCAGACATCTTGATAGGATTATCATAGTCTGGAATAAGCGAGCGCTTATCTTCTGGAATACGTTCAATCCTGGATTGATTGGTTGCTTTCATCGCTTCCTGATATTGGTTAGCTTCCTCTTGAACAGATTGCAATCCTTCATTCTTGGCTTTTTCCGCTTCAAACAATTCTTGCCAGCGATTTTGTTCAGCCAATACTTTTTCTTGCGCTGCGGTCTGTTCAGCTTGCAAAGTTTCTAACTGCGCCTTATATTGGTTACGCTCAGTATTCACTTGATTAAAGCGCGATTGTGGAATCATATTCTCGGTTTTTTGCGTCTCCGTAGACGGTTTTTCTGATTCCGTTGATGCTGGTGGTGCTGATTGGTTTGGTTTGTCGTTTGGGTTCTCTGTCATGCTTATGCTCCGATTTCGTTTTTAACGCCCATACGCGGCGATGGTGTAATAAAAAAGCACCTCGTATGAGATGCTTGCCTTGTAATAAGATTTTGGTATAATTATTTATATATGCTAAAAAGCACGCACAGATAATTAAATGCTGTGAAGTACGGAGGATAGTCAGCCGTAGATTTCTGAGCTTGTGTTGAGCAAGCAAGTTAAAGAAATCTTAGTGATGTAACCTGCTCAGGACACTATAGCATATTTTAATTAAACTTTACCGTAACGATTCTTTGGTATAGCGTACACTGCTTGACTTACAATATGGACACCGTTTTCCTGTCTCGGTGCTGGTCTTAATTCCCTTTGTCCCCTCTTTAACCACCCATTGTCCCTTACAGTTTTTACAATGGCCTATATCTTGTGTCTTATTGTCTGACATATCGAGCATCCTTAAATAAATAATTCCGTTAATTTTTCAAGATAATCAGCATATGTTATAGCATCGCGCTGTTTTCATTACTTAAATATATCATACAGGCTCAAGAGTGCAATTGCAATTTCCGCGACAACGGGTATCACCAGCCCCCGGTACAGTGGGTAGCGTTTCGGCTGTGTAGGGATTACCTGCTTCTATATCGATACAGTCGGGGCAATGTTCTGCCGGATGCAATGTCCAATTAATTAATCTATCCCTATCGCGCCGTGAAAATTCTTTCCAGTAGCTTTGTTGGGTAGCGCGACCATATTGCCTGATACGTGCTAATGCTTTAGCGCGTGATTGTTCACCATTGGCAATAGCTAAAGCAAAAGCAGATAAGAAAGCATATTCGGCTCGCAATGTATCGCTAACTTGTTCTTGCCCCTCACTATCCAGATTGTCCATACCCCCAGCGCCATATGCCGCTTGTGCGAGATGGGCATCTGATAACTCACTTGCAACCACCAATTGCCATTGCTCTAGGCTTATCTCACCATCATACAATTGATTTGTAATATCCTCTAATGGTTCAAAAGTGGCGGCGGTATGGATACGCATTTGATTTGTAACAACCGATGCCGCAACAACCGCGCCTGTACTGATATTAATCCATTGATTAGATTCACCATCATAGGCAAAGTCACTAATAGCTTCAGTGGGAGGGCTGGGCTGTACATCATCTTCTAAAGCATCAAAGCTATCAACCATTATCTATCAACCATTATCTATCGGCTCAATATCTAATGCGCCTTGCCAACCATCAGTGGCGAATATATCCCACCAGAGCGAAGCGCTTTCAATATCGGCAGGGTCTATCGTAGCAAAATCAAGTAGAATATCTAAATCCAATGGTTCACCACGTATCGCCTGATTATTCACTTCCTCAGCCATTCGCTATGGCCTCGTGTGCTTTGCTAGACTCACCTGCAAGTTCTTGCAAGCGTCGAATAATATTCAATAGCTGAAATGCGACACTCGCCTTTGTACGGCCTGATTTATAGACCGCCGTCACTGGCGCTTGCTTTTGAATAGCCTCTAATTGTTCAATGATGTCTTTAAGTTGCGCCTGTTCCGTTTGTTTCATTCGCTTCCTCATTTTCTGTTTGATTTAGATTTTGTGCTGCTGTCTCATTATCATTGTTCACGGGGACAATCGCCATTCTGCCACGAATGGCTAGGGCAGTTTCTCTCAAGTTAGCCCGTGTAAATGATGCGCGCTCAACACTATCATATCCCATTTCTAGCTGGGCTTGTTCTTTACTCACACCAAGTTTATCAACTTTAATTGATAATGTTTCGGCCTGTACTTTATCATTGCGGCTTTCGGCTTCTTCCCATACCGTATCAATAATTTGGTCTTCATCTAGTTCAGGATTGTTGTCACTGAAAGCATTACTTAATCGTCTAGCAATGATAAAACAATCTTCCCAAGAATTACCAAAATCCGTTTGAGATTTCTCAACTTGAGAAACCAATGAAATCTCTTGCTGCTTCATTGTGCCCTCAGCCGCCACATGCCCTGTCTGCTGGAAATAAGATAGTGGTGTCCCGGTGATACGCGCTATTTCAATGACCATGTTGTTATAAACCGCCATCAAATTAGAGGGGTCGCCAGCTTCCAGGCGCTCTAAGTTTGCGTCGCCCTTTTTCAAAGTTGTTGCTGTGATAGCACCACCGCCGGTTTTCATGGATTCCCATTTGAGAGTCCCATAGCCAATCAATTGACCAAAGCCTTCGCTATCGGATGCGGCTAAGACATCAATCAGGCTCTTATTCACAGCATCTTGGATTGGCATCACCTTCGCTAAATCAGATGTACCAAAACTTTCTCCTGTATCATTATTCTTGAAATGGACAATCGGTATACCCAATGGATTACCGCCCTCTTTTCTGGTATCTGTCCACCAACTGACACCAGCCATTCCGATATGACCTTCTTCGATACTATCAATTTCATCTTCTTTATTGAATGGCATCCAATCGCCCGATGATATATCATGCTTAGAGATATATTTTTCAATGCGATCAGGGAAATATAGATTTAAGCGGCTCGTTGTGCCTGCATCACCGCCATGTTTTATCTGCCAATGCTTTGATGCAAACTTGATTTCATCGCGCCGCTCTTCCGAATAATAGACCATCACACCTTCACTCGCAAAAGCAGGCTCATAATTAAAGCGCGGCATATTGGCTTCTTTATCCCATTCTACGAGAACGAAACTATCCCCATCGCGACCAGCCGTCAGATGCACAATCCCTTGCTTTCTATCCATGCGATTTTTTCGCCACCAACTCCAAAGAATTTCGGCCTGTTCATCATCTTCAACTTTAAGGCCAGTTACTTTGAGCCTATCCGCCTTCGCATTGACGACGGTGGGGCAATAATTCGCTGTGAAATCTTGCTCCACATCAATATGCAAGAATTCACGCATACGGTCAGTGAGCTGTGTATTGTGAATACCATCGTAATATTGACGCGCCTTGATATAACCATCTTGTCTTGCACGCTCTCGATTATTGAGATCATCAAGGAATGACCGTTTGATTTCTTTTTGCATGTCACTTAATAAAGGTTGAATGATGTTAAGCATAATTTCTCGTTATCAATTGACTGATACCATCTGGTCTTGACCTTGATTCACACCATGCCACGCCAATGCTAAACTAATCACCATG